TTACTTAACGGTGCAAGGTATGAAATCGTTGCAGCTACTAGAGACGGCTCTCGTGGTAAGACAGCTGATCTGTTATACATAGACGAATTACGAGAAATCAGCGAGGAAGCATTTAAGGCAGCTACACCTACTACAAGAGCAAGACCTAATAGTCAGACATTATTAACAAGTAACGCAGGTGACGCATTTAGTACAGTCCTTAATGATCTAAGGTCTAGGGCAATGGAGTTACCAAGTAAGACATTTGGATTCTATGAATACAGCGCACCTATGGAAGCAAGGCAGGATATACATAATCACAAGTATTGGGTTATGGCTAACCCTGCTATTGGTCATACAGTTACCCTCGAAGCAATCGAGGAAGCTATTGCAACTAACAGCATTGAAAGCACTTTGACTGAAACCCTTTGTATGCAAATTGACAGCCAAGTCAGTCCTTGGACATTTGGAAGCATTGAAGCTACAAGCAATAGCGATCTAATTTTGCCAGTAGGCACAATGACTGTGTTGGCCTTTGATGTTAGCCCAAGCAAAAGATCGGGTGCATTAGTTGGCGCACAGATAACCCCTGAGGGCAAGATAGGTGTTGGAGTAATTGAGACCTATACCAGCGAGGTTGCTATTGATGAGATTAAAATGGCTAGTCAAATAAATGAGTGGGCTATGAAATACCGCCCTGTCAATATCGCCTATGACAAGTATGCGACTGCTAGCATTGCACAAAGACTTACTCAATCAGGGCATAAATTGGTAGATATCTCGGGACAGTCGTTCTACCAAGCCTGTGGTGAACTATCCGACGCCCTGTCGAATCTCCGTCTAGTTCACCAAGGTCAACCCGAGTGGGTTAACTCAATGAATAACGCAGCAATGAAAACTAATGACGCAGGTTGGCGCATTGTCCGTAGAAAATCAGCTGGAGATGTCACAGCTGCTATTGCTACGGCAATGTGCGTTCATCTGTTATCAAAACCAATATCAGTTCCACAGATTTATGTCTAGGTTATGTGATATACTTCACCTATGGGATTTTTCCGCAACTTAATTGGTCTAGAGGATAAATCAACAATTAAGGCGCAACTTGCCCCACCAGTTGTAGCTGACCCTTTTAATTATTACGCACAGTTCACACCGTTTCAATCAGTAGGTCGTGACGAAGCAATTTCCGTACCAAGCGTTATGCGTTGCCGCAATTTAATTGCTACAACTATTGGTGTAATGGAATTAGAGACTTACTCAAAAGCAACTAAAGAGGAATTACCTAATTTACCTTGGGTAAATCAATTATCTAAGTCAGCACCTAACTCAGTTATCCTTACTGCATTAGTTGACGCTTTATTGTTTTACGGTTCAGCCTATTTAGAGGTAACCGAGGTTTATCAAGATGACAACAGACCAGCAAGATTTGATTTTGTAAATAACACGAGAGTACAAGTACAACTTAATAAATTAAACACCTTTGTAGACTTTTACACAGTAGACGGGCGTGAGCGTCCAATGTCAGGTGTTGGTTCACTTGTAACTTTCCAATCACCTATTGACGGTATTTTGCACGCTGGTGCAAGAATCCTAAGAGCTGCCATAGATTTAGAAAAAGCCTCAGCAACGGCAGCGGCAACACCAGTACCTTCAGGTATCCTTAAAAACAATGGTGCTGATCTACCAGCCGCCGAAGTATCAGGGTTATTAGCAGCATGGAAGCGATCAAGAGCTGAGCGGTCAACTGCTTACCTAACTTCAACCTTAGAATACCAACCAACATCATTTAGTCCAAAAGATATGATGTACAACGAAGCACAACAATACATGGCTACTCAAATTGCCCGTTTGTGCAATGTACCTGCTTATTACATTTCAGCAGATCAAAACAACAGCATGACATACGCCAATGTTCAAGACGAAAGGCGTCAGTTCGTTTCGCTATCCCTGCAACCTTACATTTCTTGCGTGGAGTCGAGGCTCAGTATGGACGACCTAACACCACAAACACAATTTGTAGCGTTCGACATGGACTCAGGATTTTTACGAGCTAACCCATTGGAGCGTTTAGCAGTAATTGAGAAAATGTTACAACTAGAACTAATCACCGTAGAACAAGCTAGAGAAATGGAAGAATTAAGCCCAAATGGAAATAATTAACTTTACAGCTGACCTAGAAGCGTCAGAATCCCGTCGCATTATCGCTGGCAAGATCGTACCGTTTGAGAACGAAATTGGTCAGACTTCAGTCGGCTCAGTGATATTTGAAAAAGGGTCTATCCAAATTGACGACCCAAAACAAATCAAACTTTTATTAGAGCATGACGCCAAGCAACCTATTGGACGCATGAAAAATGTATCTGAGGACGGCTCAGGTATTTATGCAGAGTTTAAGGTCAGCAATACAACTCGGGGTACAGATAGCCTTATCGAGGCAAGCGAAAACCTAAGGTCTGGTCTGAGTGTTGGTGTTGAAGTTATTAAGGGAAAGAATAGCAATGGCGTGTATAGAGTAAGTGCAGCACGCCTAATTGAAGTTTCACTTGTACAAGCTGCGGCTTTTAAGTCGGCAGAGGTGCTAAGTGTTGCTGCGTCACAAGACGCAGAAGTTACAACCGAAACCAAAACAGAAAATGAGGAAATTGTGGAAAACACAACACCTGAATCTGTTGCGACTGAGGTAACAGAGACCCCTGCGGTTGAAGCCTCTGCTCGTCCAACAGTAGCAGCACCTATTTACACTAAGCCTCGCTTAGAGTTCACAAAAGAGAAGTTTCTAGAAAACTCGCTTCGTGCGCAATACTTAAATGATGATTCTGCTCGTCAATACATTGCAGCAGCAGCAGATACAACTGACAATGCAGGTCTTATCCCAACTCGTCAGCTAACTGAAATCATCAACCCATTGTCAAACGCTGATCGTCCATTTATTGATTCAATCTCATCAGCAGCATTGCCTGACGCTGGTATGACATTTGAAATTCCTAAATTGACACAAGCACCAACAGTTGCATTAACAGCTGAAGGCGCAGCACCGTCAGAGCAAGATCAAACAGTTGCTTTCTTATCAGTAGATGTTAAGAAATACGCTGGACAACAGACTTTCTCAGTTGAGTTGCTAGATCGCTCATCACCAGCATTTTTCTCTGAGCTTGTTCGTCAAATGGAATTTGCTTACGCAAAGGCTACTGACACAGCAGTTGGCTCAGCACTTATCACAGCTGGAACAGACGGCGGAAACCGTACTCTTACAGCAGCTAATATCCAAGACTTCATTTCAGACGCAGCAGTTTCAATTTACTCAGGTACATTGGGATTTGCAGAAAACATTGTAGTTTCACCTGAGCAATGGGGTGCTTTAATGGGTCTAGTAGACGGTTCAAACAGAGCTGTATTTACTCAGACAATTAACCCACAAAACGCTTCAGGTAACCTAACACCTACAAATGTTCGTGGCAACATTGGTGGATTAAACCTTCGTGTATCTCGTGCATTATCAGGAACTGGCGATAACTCAATGATCGTCATCAATCCTTCATCATACACATGGTACGAATCAAGCAAGTACCGCTTAGAAACAAACCTAATTTCAACTGGTCAAATCCAAGTTGCATACTACGGTTACGGCGCAATCGCTAATAAGGTTGCTGCTGGTGCTTACAAGTGGATGGTTGCATAACCTTCCGATAGAGGAAACACCTGTTAAGGGGCATTGGAAGCCTTTGCCCCTTAACTTTTAAGAAAGGGAATCATGGCAGCAACTTATGTGACAGTAGCGGAATTACGGTCTGCGCTGGGCATTGGGTCTTTGTATTCTGACTCAGTTGTTGAGGAAGTCTGCCAATCCTCAGAGGACATTGTTAGTTCTTATCTATGGAAAAATGAAAAAAACAATTATGCCCACTCTAGCGAAGTCGGAAGTGGCACACTTTATTTTAATGATGTTATTACGAATATTTTTTATGTTGGACAAACAGTAACCATTAGCAATAACGGCAATCGCTTTAATGGTTCAAAAACTATTACTAAAGTTGGCACTAATTCAATTACAGTAACCACAAGCCACACTACAGTTCAGCCAATTCACCCTGTTAACCCTTATGGCACAGTAGCAGCTGAAACTTATGTTACATATGCAACTACCCCAGCAATTCGTGAAGCCTCACTAATGGTTGCTGTAGATATTTGGCAGTCACGCCAAGCCAGTAACTCAACATCTATTACACCTGATTTTCAACCTAGCCCTTGGCGTATGTCAGCCAGCCTAATCGCAAAAGTAAGAGGTTTGTTAGCACCATATTTAAGTCCTAACAGCTTGGTTGGCTGATCATGACTGTCGCCGTTACGACACTTCGGTCAACCCTTGCGACAGCGCTGGAAAACGCTGGGGTGTGGCAGGTCTTTTCCTTTCCGCCTGCCTCACCCATTGCAAACTCAGTAATCGTAAGCTGGGATTCACCAATGCTAGAGCCAAGCAATAACCAATACAACATTGCACCTAAAGCCAATCTAACTATCACCTGCATTGTGCCTATGCTGGACAATCAAGGTGGCTTAATCCAGTTAGAGGACATGGTTACAGGTGTATTTACAAAGTTAGCCGCTTCAACATTGAAGCTAAATGTGTCAAGCGTTTC